GTCGGTAAACACCATAAGGTCTAATGGTATTTAACACAAAATATAGGTACGTAATTCAATACGTTTAAGTTTAAGTGATCTAGAACCATCAGTGGAACTAGGTTGCAATTTATGCTGCAACAACATTTAACTATTCTAAACCCTCACCCGCTATTGTTAAATATCGAGTGGTCTCAGCGTTGGTACACAGTGGCAGGCGTGTGTATTACTCCATTAATTGGACTTAAATGCCAAAACTTGATTGATAGTTTTTATCGTGAAATTTTTATTAGGGTTCAAACCAACGACCTATGCTTCGAAAAATTTCACCTCTATCAAAGAGTTAGAAGGGGTGACCCCTTTTAAAGGGGATCAGGTACCTTTTTATTGTCTAAGACAACTTTGACCAAACCTGTGCTAAATGGATCCTCCGTCACGAAACGTGCAGGAAGATAACCATGTAACGCCAGGTCAGCCCAAGAAGGCGGGGCGGGAATATTGAATCGAGAGTCACTAGGACCAGACATCTCGATTTCATCATATTCACCATCAACAGCATCTTTCTTTTCATCAGAAGACTGAAAAATGTCGCTAAACCAAGTAGTAAGCTCGGTTAAATGCAACATTTGAAGATGAGGCGACAAAGCTTTGTAAGTAGAATCTGTCACCATTTGCGCTATTAGGCTTTGAAAAGTGCTCACTACGCCACTCACAATTTTAAGTTTCCAATTTGTGAGAGCAAACACTGCCACGGTACTGCTCATTTACCTTTGCCTTTTTTCTTCTGAGGCTTAACAGGACCAGGCATGGACCTGGAATTATTAGAATTTTGACCTTGCTCAATTCGCTTAACGTCTTTCGCAATTTCTTTTTTAGTTTCCTTGCTTTTAATGGCTGCTTTAATTCCCTTAGCGACACCACCAGCAACAGAAACACCCGCCCCCATTGCTTTAGCAGCCGGATGAGGAATAGCAGAAAGAACAGGACCAAGATAATCTTGAGCATCACTCACAATATCCGCAAACCACTCTCCAAGTCCGTTTTCCTTAACCATAACACCAGGAGGGAGGTGACCTAAAGCCATCTTATATAGTTCAAGAGCCGCACAACAGTAATCAGGACTGGGCTTTGTCAAAACAACCAAATCAGGTTCTGAAGCTGTAGGAAAACGCTCAATATAAACATTCCAATTAATGGTCAAAGTGGTTTGAGGACTAAGACCAGTAAAATAAGCACCAGAAACATCAAAATCTAAAAAATTAAGCAATTTAGATTGTCCAGAAGACTGCGTTGTTGGAGCCCAAACTGCTGCTGGAAGATTACTATTAACATCACTACCACGATCAACAAAAATCGGCAAGATTGAACTTGCACAACTTTTTCGAATCTCCAAGGTATTTAAAGCAGCAACGCAATAACAACCCTCCTTGGCATCCCACTGTCTTGACCCAGGCTGATTAATGGCTTCAGCCTGCGTAGTTGGAACATTGTCAATAAAAACAGCAGAAGTGGAAAAAGGAGCAGTATTGATAAAATTAACCGATGCTGCTGTTGTTTTTTCTGGAACAGAAGAGCGATAAACTACAACAGAACCTTGTTTATAAAGATCACTAGTTGTATTGTAAATCTCAAAGCCCATACCAATAACACGAGCTTTACCACGCAAAAACAACTCATTCATAACTAAACCCTCACGAGATCCACTAGCAAGAGTAATTGTTGCATCAAAAGGATTCAACGACGCACCGGAAATACTTGATACAATGTTCAATGGAAAAATAGGAAACATTGATGGAGTAGCTGGTACAGTAAAACTATTATACATAGCATTAGCCTGTGCATAAGAGTTAAAATTAGTACCAGCTGAACTTGTCGCTAAAAAAGGAAAAAGAGTGACATGAGCATCCCAGTTTGCGCCAGCTAAACCAGTTGGAGTTGCAATGGTAATACTCTGCTTAACACACTGAACTAGGGAATCGCCCATTCCAGCATCCGGCAAACCATTACATTTTATTTGGAGATCATGAAATGGATCTAACGCTGCAATGAGCCATTGTTTTCCATCTTCGGTAAGTCCAACTTTAGATCCGAGAGCAGTAAGGAGACGCTCTCCTCGTGTCGCACGGGACATTTTGATTGACAAGTAGGGCAAAAGAAAAGAATAGCAGTATAAGAACTCTTCTTACAAGAGTAACAAGGTTCTGAGATAAGATCCGGATTTTTCTGAGAAGGAAATACTTCGTAAAAAGGATGTTTTTGAGAGAAAACTGCTGGAAAGCAATCGTAACAAAAAAACAAACTTGAGGAAGCGTCTTGTTGAAAACAAAAGAAACACCGGATAAAATCTGGTTTGAGCTCAGGAAAAGGCTCAAAAAATTCGTGGTCGAGGACCTGATGATAGCACAAAGGCTCGATCTTAGGACGATCAAAATACAAAAACAAACTATTATACGGGTCGTGGCTCAAAATAAGATAATTAGGAGAAGTCATAGCGAAACGCGATGTATCAAACCGGAATTTAACCGATTTTATTTCTCGTTTTTGTATTTTACTTACAGGCCAAGCGAGAAATTTTCGTCTCCATAGACAAGAAAATCATTTTCATGATTAGGCATAAGCGAGCTGAGAGCTGCATAAAAGGTGAGTTCTTCACATTTCTCATGCATCATTTCACGCTCCTTATTCTTCATTATCCATTGGAGATAATAATCACATTCCTCCCTTACATCATCGAAAGCATAACCAAGCTTTCGCAGAGAGCAAATTTTGACGAAAGTCAATCGCCAACTCCTGTTTTTAAAATTATAAAACACATTCGCACGTATTTTATCAAAATTGGGACAGGGAACCCATTTCCTTCTCAACTCATTAAAATAAAATGAAGAGTTGAGAAAAGTGGCTTCTTTTAGAGGACCATCAGGTCGCTCAAGGGAAAGCTTAAAACCTAAATCAAGACACGTATCCCGAATTGTCGCTAGCCTAGGATCAAGAGCAGTAATACTGTCATCACCCATCATTTTGATTGGAATTGAATAATACGCCTCCAAAATTTCATCAACATTCTCAGTGTTCAATGCCAACTCATACAAAAAAACCTTTTGAAGGGCTAATGTATTATCGGTCAAAGTATTGTAACACCCGGATGGATTTTTCCCAAATTTTTGACAAACAAAACCGTCCAAGTCAATGATCAAAGATTGAGTTAATTGAAGAAAAAACCAATCCTTGAGTCTTTCAGGAGCATGCAATTGAGAATTTCGAGCTTCATAGATTTCAGTCTGAATAGCATCACCAAGTGAGGCTTCCATATGACTCGCATCTAAGCAACGAAACTCAACATCACCACGTCGCAACAAACCACGAGACATGCGATCCCACCCTCCGTACCAGGGATTTAAACCAACCGCAGACCAACTAAATTTGTCCTCAGCACGAGAGAGCAAATTATCATTTTGGTTCCGATACAACATGAAACCAATGATATGTGTGACAATGTCACTACACATAAATGTGCGGCACTTCCTTTTAGATTTTTCGTCATTAACCAGTTTTTCCAACGGACGAATTTCTGATTTGGGGGAAGTCAACCAATAAAAATGATTATACGTAACACCTTGGAAAACATAGTGAGTAAACGTACCATCAATTATCTGCTGTACAATTAAGCGTAATTGATCACGCTCATTTAACAAACAATCTCTTTTTGTTTTGTAAGCCTTATTCCAAGGAAAACCAGGAGAAGCACTTAACTCCATACTATCACACGCAGCATCAAAACTGATCATCTCGGAGGAAAAATCAGCCAAATTTAGTATATCAAACGCCGCTTTTGCTCTTGTTAGAGCTTGAAGATCAGGATAATAATTATAGGACAATCGAAATTTTCTAAAATCATTTTCTAACAATTGTTTGGTAAGGGTTGCAGGAAAGAAATTCAAAGGAACCTGATAACCTGCTCCATCAGCTAGGTTTATAAGTTCACTATTAAATGACATTTCAGAACCCCCAAACACTCCGTTGGTGAGTTTATGTTGATAGACAATCATATTTTCATCAACACGTCGAATTGGCCATTTGGGGGTTAAAAGTTTTTTGACTTAACTTGAAGATTAAGCAACTGAATGGTTTCTGTATCAAACCAACAAAACTCATTAGTAGTCTTGGTTGCCGAACCCTTATGAGTTCCAATAGCCCTACCATTATAAGAATAGTAGCAGCCAGAATAACCTCCAACCGTTGACACGTTCACATAGCCAGTTCCAGAAGGATCAGCGTCCTTCAGCTCACACTCACGACTAAACGGAGATTTCTTCTCATGACTGATAGCAACTTGAACAAGTTTACTACCAACTGAAGGACAAGGACTCAAACCAACTGAAAATTGTTTATACTTAACCATTTCATCACGAGATATTTCAAAACGGATTAAATCACAAATTCGACTTTTGTCCGAATGATTTATCGGGATCCATCTTGTAATAAAATGTCGAATACCAGTATAGGAATCGACAAATCTAAGATTCATCACATCAGGAAGGGCTTGATCATAAACATGCTTTGCCGTTATGAAATCATGAACTCCGAACCAAGCATTACCCCAAACATTCCCAGGATTGTCTTGATGCTCAATCCAAAAAATATTCCGTGTCTCAACAATTGGAATCGGTTGATTAACAAGAAGAGCCTCATCATGCTTAACACATTCTGATAATTCTTCATGTTCAACAAATTCACCTTCATCAAAGCCAAAGAAATCAAGATTTTCATCAACCTTCTGCTGATCTTTATGCTCAAAGGGACAGCAATACTGGTTTTTGCAATTGCCAGTATTCAATTCTGCGGGACAAACACCTCCAACCTTAGTGGAAATGTTGGACTCATTAAAAGAATCACCTTTTTTAAGAATTGTTTTCAAACTTTCATTGGAATTCTTCCACGTCCATGCTTTTCCGCGAACCTCACAGTGAGTTTGGAGGATTGGAATAACAGCCTTAACTGAATTTGGAACTTCTTCAACGGCAAACCTTTGATTAGCCAAACTCCACATTTGACAATCATTTGGAGTAAAACAAAAGTCAGGAGCCGGAACATAAGTTGGATCATACTTTCGTGCCGTGAGAAGATTTCGAATTTTCTCAGAAAGCTTGCGAAAGTTAGGATCCTGAGCCAAAATATCATCAGCTTTCATTGTTCCAAATTGATTTTCCTTAGGAAGTAATGTTGGTTTAATCATCCACCCTTTATCTTTCATACGAAGAAAATCTTCACGGGTTTTGACGATTTCAACATCTTTCTTCGGTGACTTTGGATTGAACATTGGCAAACCAATTTGCTGAGAAAGAAGTTTAATTGGATCTTCATAAAAGACCCAATTTTTAACACGAGGAATAATCTGCTCTTCCTCGTATTCAACTTTCTTCTCTTGCATAACCTTGGGAAGATCTAAAACACGCTCTTTTTTATATCCACTCTTACCAGCACTATCAGCACCAGTCTGACGTGCAACCTTTTGTTCACGAGCTTTATCATGTTTTCCCTTACTAACTTCATCAACTTTTTCGGGTAGGGAAACTTCAATAATTTCAGGTTCTTGCTTTTCAACCAATACACCACTAATTAAACGATCGATTTTGTTTATAACAAAATGATAAAAATCTCGAAGATTTGTAAGATTATAATACAAAGAAATGAACACAAAAATAAGAACAGCCATACAACACAAATAGGTGACACGGTCACCAACATAGGGGATGGCCTTAACCTTGTTAAACCAGGTAGACATACGACTACCATCATCAATACCTTTGATGACGAAAGTCGCATGACCATCGCCAATGGAATCATCCAACATATCAATTGGATCGTTGTAAATTTTGTTCATTTTTTCTTCAACAAGATTGAACCGGACACTACGCCCCAACTGATCTTCTTTTGCTTCAGAATAACCGGAGGAAGAGGATGATTCAGAATCGGAACGATTTCTAGGACTCAAAACTGAGGATGCTAGATCATCCTCAGTTTTGTCTTCACCCATATAGTACTTTTTCATATCGTAATACAATTTAACACGATCCTCCCCTTTAATACTAGGACTCTCGGCTGATTGCTCAAATACCTCATGAAAATAATTCTCATATTGTGCGGGTGTTTTATCACCATAAAGCAACCAAGCCTCAACATAATTCTTTTTACGAGGAAAAAGACTAGGCTTTACTGGACGCCAAACTTTAACATATATCTGTCCAGTTTGCGGGTCACAATGCGTGATAAAATCACGCTCAATCCAAGCTTTAATGCTCATACAAAAATGATTCAAAATTTCGAGTCTAAGAAAAGGGGGTAACTCTTCAAACCATACAAGATCTCGTTTAAAATGGTAATCATGAGCTAATGCTTGCGCATAGGCCCCAGGATTATCATAAATACGACGATTATCTTTTCGATCAAGAGTGTTTTTTGCCAACAAATCTGTAACCTGACTATTTGCACAATCCTTACAGTTAGTTAGCCCATGAACTTTGGCTGTACACCGGGACGTTCCAGCCCACTTGCAACTAACTTCACCAGAACCCAAAAGGGTGGTAAACCAGGTAGTTGCTTCCATAACTGCTTTCGCATCTTTCCACCACTTCAAACTGCCAGTACCTATAATAGACAGGGCAATTACGACACAATGCAAAAAGGCTTTCTGCCGATGAGCACTGAATCCATTGTTCTTGTCATTAGAACCGGCTTCATCAGTTGGAATAACACTAGGCAATTCCGTTCCACTTTTTTCTTTATTTTCTTTTTTCCTATTATACCCACGTTGCAAAACATAAAACAGCACAGCACCAAATATAAATGACACTAATATACATACTTGTATTTTATACTTGTGAAAGAAAGTTTTAACTTCCCTCCATAGTTTCCACACAAGAATAGCTTTGACTAAGCTATTATAAACATTCACAACAAACAAATTTCTCACACCGGAGTAAAGTTTGAGAGACAAAGCACTCAAGAATAGGGGCGCACCCACTACCATAATTAAAGGGGAAGGTCCTAACAAGGACCCCATAAAAAATAAAGAGAGCAAGGCGGTTTCTAAGCCGCCAAGTAAAACGCCATAACCCTTGCGAAATTCAAGAAGACACCGCTTCCTGAGATTCAAAGAAGTCCAACCACCAAGGATCGAACTAATTCCATTACCACACCACTGACCAACTTTTCCAAATACTGGACGAAAGAGCGCCACCAAGGACCTCGAATCTTCCATTCCAACCGGAACCGCCAAGGGCTCCGAAACCACTAAGGGTTGAGCTGTAGGAAACATCGCGAACGAATAACCGAAAAGTATAGTTAATAAATCAACTACAATATCAGATCAATAATGAGAATAGACATAAGGGGAAATCGG